TCAGCATGGCCTGCATAGCCGTCAGGGCGATGGCGGTCTTGCCTGCGCCGACCGGCGCCAGTATCATGGCGCGGTCGTTCTCGTACAGGAAGTCAACTGCCTGTTCTTGATAGGGGCGAAGGTTCATGCTGCCTTACGCCCAATCAACCACGCCCACAAAGCGCCGCCAGCAACCTTGGCCACAAATTGCATGACAACGATGTGAGGCATCAGCGCGCCAAACGCGATGGTTGGAAATAGCAGGCTATCAACGGCAGCGCCGGTCATGTTGCTGCCATTGGCGCGAAACATCCACGACCCACGCAAACGCGCAAATGTGCCCCAGTCTACAAGCGCTGCTGCGGTAAACGCACACGCTGATGCAACGGCAATCTGACCTGCGGCGGGGTTAAAAATGTACGTTAGCGCGCCTGTCGCGGAAATAAGCGCGCCCATTTGCCAAATGCGAAGGCGAACATGTAGCCAGTCACGTAGGGCTAGGTCTAAGCCGATCAAAAAGAACGCGTTGATTGGGCTTATAGCGGGTCCAAACGCAGTCACGCTAAGGTTGGCAAGCGTCATTGCTATGGCGTAAGCGGAAATTGCGATAGTGAGGTTCATGGTCTTGTCGTTTCTATAGTGACGCCGTGGTGGTCAGCGATGAGGGTTTGTTTTCCACCAAATCTTTCATGCAGCTCTTCAGCGATCAACTCATGGAAGCCACTGTCGTATCGTTTGAATTGCTCAAGAATTTGTTCTACAGGGATTATTTCTTCAGTGGTGATTTGCAATTGGTACTTGACGCGTACGTTGTTGATGGGACATGTGCAGAAAAATTCAGCCTTGTATGTGTTCATAAGTTGATGGTGCGTTGTGTGACTCAATGCGTGACCGCATGACTTGCGCTCGCGCTTCCTTGGTTGGTGGCAGGTAGTTCCCCTTCGCCCAGTTCTTGTCAATGCCGACGTTGCGGCCAATGTTGGTCGAGTCGGCGCTTGCAAACGGGAGCCGCGTAAACACTTTGGGGTTCAGCATTCGAAGACCGTGCATTTTGACCAACGGGCGCCCTTGCTGGTCACAGACCACGCGCATTGCTTGATCAATTCGCGCCCACCACGCGTCGTTTCCTACTGTGGCGTATTGCCCGCTGCTACCAAGGCAAACCCGTAAGTAGGTTGCGGCCATTCGCTCTAGCCTATCTAATGATTCGTGCATGTGCCACACCGGCGCGCCAAAAGCGGCGCCCAGCGGCCACTCGTCCAACAGCGCGTCATTGGCATCCTCATCGCCGTCAATAACGTCCGGGATGACAGCGAAGTCACAAGACGGGATGCGTCTGCACGACTCGGCCCACTCATAGAACGGGCGCCAGTCGGTAACGGGTCGGCCAGCTTTCCACGCGGAAAAAGCGCCGTTGTCAACCGCAAATGATTGGCACACTTCTACAGCTATGCCTAGTTGGTCTGAATGGGCAAAACTAACAAACGCGTGTCCTGCATCAACAGCTTTTGCCGCAGCAGTTGCTGGCGTTATGGGTAGCCCGTGGTAATGAATCATTTTTTAGATTCCAACTCAAACAGGAAGTCAACTGCCTGTTCTTGGTAGGGTCGTAAATTCATCTACTTGTTCCTTTGTCCACAGCACACAGTACCGTTGGTTCAGCCGCGCCATGTCGGCGGCAAAGACTTTCTGTAGCGCGGACAGCCGACCGCCGACGGTCTTAACTTCCACGAACCACACCACGCCGCCGGGCAGCACCACGATGCGGTCAGCTACGCCGCCGTGGCCGCGCCACTTGTAGGCTATGCCGCCGAGTGCTTTGACGCGCTTGACAAGGTAGGCTTCAATGTGTTTTTCCATGTATTGAACTTTATCACAGAAAAAAAGTTTTGCACAAAATTATTTTTGTGCTACTATTCGTTCACCCAATCCGGGTAACAACGAAAGTAGAGTCCATGAAAACAGCTATTAAGATGTATGTGTACTTCTCAAAGTACTCATTTGACAAGGTGGGGACGTTTGCCGCCTACAGTTTTCGCACACCAGACACGGCTAACCTGACCTTGGTTTGCGAACAAGACATTGAGTTCGACGTGCCCGAAAACTACGACCCCACCGCCCAGAAGATCGCCGCGCTGCAAGCCCAAAAAGCAAAGGTGCAAGAAGACTTCGACAAGTCCGTGTTCCAAATCAACGAACTCATCAGCAAACTGCAAGCCTTGGAGTACACCAGTGAACCACAGTAAGATCGTCGGCGGCTCGACCGCCAAGCGCGTGATAGCCTGCCCCGGCAGTGTGGCCCTAGTGGCGCAGATGCCGCCGCAGGTGGAGAACAAGTACATGGCCGAGGGTACGGCCCTGCACTCAGCCATCGACTACCTGGTCAACGACGGTGACGCCAGCCCCTACAGCCTGCTCGACAAGAACTTCAACGGTGTGGCGCTGAGCGAAGACCATTGCGAGAAGCTGAAGTCGGCACTGGCGCTGCTGAACGAAGTTGACCCTGCGGAGGAGATGAACTTCGCCACAGAGACGCGCGTCGGCTTTGGCGACTTGCTGCCGGGCGTGTTCGGCTCGACCGACCTGATTGGCCGCATAGGCAACCGGGCCATCGTGCTGGACTGGAAGTTTGGCGACGGTGTGATCGTGGACGCCGAGGAGAACGCGCAGCTTATGTTCTACGCTGCTGCCGCCATGCGGACGCAAGAGTCGGCATGGGCGTTTGATGGCGCCACTGAGGTGGAGTGCGTCATCATCCAGCCGCCGATGGTGCGGCGTTGGGTGACCACACCCGAGCGCATCAGGCAGTTCGAGCGTGAGCTGGTGCAGGCCGTCAAGCAGTCGGCCCTGCCTGACGCGCAGCTAATGGTGGGCGACCACTGCCGGTTCTGCCCAGCCAAGCCCATCTGCCCAAATATGACCGGCGCCGTTGACCGGGCTATCGCCGTCAAGATAGACAAGCTCGACAAGAACTTGATCAGCGACTACCTCAAGAACGCCGACCTGCTGGAGACGTGGATATCCAGCCTGCGCGAGCTGGCGCTGTCCATGATGGAGTCGGGTGCTAAACTGCCAGATTACAAACTGGTCGCCAAACGCGCGATCAGACAGTGGACCGACGAGGACAAGGCCAAGGTAGCCTTGTTCGCGTTGGGCCTTGAAGAATCTGAAGTGATGGAGACATCTATCATGTCGCCAGCGAAGGTTGAGAAGGTGCTGAAAAAGCGCAAGCTCGCCCTGCCTGTCGATGTGGTCGTCGCCATCAGTTCGGGTAACACCTTGGCAAGCGAGGATGACCCTCGCCCCGAGGTGCTTTTGCTGGGCAAACAACTTGCCCGTCTCTCTAAACTAGTCTAAAGGAAAATCGTGAGTAATATTTCAGTGTTCTCCAAAGCTGGTCTGCCAGCTATCAGTACCTTATCCTCCGCTCTTAAAAGCATGGCCGTTTCGGCGTCCGGTGCTGTCATCCTCAAGATGGACAAGACCGGCCATTGGGTGTTTGGTGCCGACCAGACCGAGGTCGAGGATGACTCGACTTGGGCCGTCAACCCCTTCTCTTTCGTCCACGGCTTCATCGCCTGGGGCGACGGTGAGGTGTTGGGCGAGAAGATGGTAGCGGTCAGCCAGCCGCTGCCAGAGATTGAAGATGCGCCGCCATCAGCCAAGCGTGGCTGGGAGCAGCAGATTGGCATGAGCCTGAAGTGCGTGTCGGGCGACGATAAGGGTATGGAAGTGCGCTACACCACCACCTCGGTGGGCGGTAAGCGTGGCGTCCAGGCTATCGCCGCTGCGCTGGCCGAGCAGGTCGATGTAGATCAGACTAAGCCAGTTGCTGTCGTGAAGTTGAAGAAGGATCACTACCAGCACAAGTCCTACGGCAAGATTTACACCCCGGTGTTTGAGATTGTCGAGTGGATAAGTATGGAGGGTGAACCCGAGGTGGAGGCGCCTGCTGGCCGTCGCCGTCGCGTAGCAGCTTAGTTTTTGAAGCCCCGTGACAGGGGGCTTTGAAAAATGATCTGGCTCGACTTTGAAACACGCTCTGCCTGCGACCTAAAAAGTCGCGGCGTCTACAACTACGCGCAAGACCTCACGACCGAGGTGCTGTGTATGTCCTACGCCGTCGATGACGGCGAGGTGCTGACCTGGCTCCCCGGCCAGCCACTGCCCGACCTGACCGGCCACCGCATCATGGCGCACAACGCTGCCTTTGAGCGGCTGATCTGCTGGTACGTCTTGCAGGTCAACATCCCGCTAGAGCAGTTCTACTGCACCGCAGCACAGGCCCGTGCCAATTGTGCGCCAGGGTCGCTGGAGGACGTGGGCCGGTTCATGGGTGCGTCCATGAAGAAGGACCACCGAGGCGCTGCCCTCATCCGCAAGATGTGCGTCCCGCCCTTCCAAGAGTCGGCTGAGCTGACCGCCGAGATGGTGGCCTATTGTGAGCAGGATGTCCGGGCCATGAGGGCCATCAGCCAGGCCATGCGCCCACTGTCCGAGGAGGAGCTACTGGACTACCATGTCAACGAGCGCATCAACGACCGTGGCGTCCTGGTCGATGTGCCGCTCTGCCGTGCAGCCGTGTCCTACGCCGCCACAGAGGCCGCTGAGATTGCCCAGATTGTCAAGGAGGTGTCAGAGGGTGAGCTGACCTCGGTACGCTC